TATGAAAACCAAAGCCCAAAAGAAGATCAGCAAGGTGATGACTGAGTTTGGCAAGGGCAAGTTGACTACCAATAAAAAGGTCGTTACTAATCCAAAACAGGCTTTGGCTATTGCTTTATCCGAAGCGGGTATGTCTAAACCAAAGGGTAAAAAATGAAACAAGGTCTTTACGCTAACATCAATGCCAAACAAGAACGAATCAAAGCAGGTTCTAAAGAAAAGATGCGTAAGGTTGGTTCTAAAGGTGCTCCTACTGAGGCGGCATTTAAGGCTGCGGCTAAGACCGCAAAGAAGAAATGACCTTAAAAGCGCATCAAAACCCCAAAGGGGGCTTGAATGCTAAAGGCAGAGCATCGTATAATGCAGAAACAGGTGGCAATTTAAAACCACCAGTCAAGTCGGGAGATAACCCTCGTAGGGCATCCTTTTTAGCACGAATGGGCAATATGCCTGGCGCTGAGATGAAAGATGGAAAGCCTACCCGACTTTTACTTTCTCTTAGAGCTTGGGGCGCAACGTCCAAGGAAGACGCTAAAGCTAAAGCTAAAGCGATCTCTAAGAGGAATAGTAAATGAGGCCAGTATCAGTCGGACTTAACCCCACAGCAAATACGCTGACAACTGTTTATACAGTTCCTACGGGTTATTACGCCAAGTTTACTGTCATGTATATCCACAATACTGGTGGTTCGACTAAGCACATTACTGTTCAATGGTATGACGCAAGTGCTGCTACTACCTTGGATATTCTTACGGCTTTAGACTTTAGTACAAAAGAATATCTACAGTTTGATGGCAATGCCTATATTGTGTTTGAAGAGGGCGACAAACTCCAAATCACAACCCAATCGGGTAGCACATTTAGTTTTATTGCAACATTTGAGGTTCAGGGAGCACAACGAACATGACCTACTTAGAACTTGTTAACGATGTGTTAGTTCGCTTGCGTGAAAGCACAGTATCTACTGTTGGCGAAACAACCTATTCTTCTCTGATTGGCAAGTTTGTCAATGATGCCAAACGTCAGATTGAAGATAGTTATTCATGGAATGTCTTATCTCAGACAATTACAGTTACTACTACTGCTGCCACAAGCTCTTACGCTTTGACAGGTGCAGGTCAAAAGTTTCGTGTTAATGACGCTATTAACACTACCAGTGTTATAACATTGGACAACACCACTGTTGCGGATATGAACCGCAAGCTCAACTTTGGCACACCTTCACAGTCTATTCCTAGCGAGTTCTGCTTTAACGGGGTAGATGGTAATGGCGACACAAAGATTGACTTGTTTCCTGTTCCTGATGGCGTGTATACATTGTTGTTTGATTTAACCATTCCACAGGCTAATCTGTCTGCTGATGGCACTTCAGTCAAGGTTTTGGACTATTTGGTAACTCAAAGTGCCTATGCCCGTGGTTTGATTGAGCGTGGTGAAGATGGTGGAACAAACTCTTCTGAGGCTTATGCTCTGTTTAGAGCAATGCTATCTGACGCTATTGCATTGGAAAGCACTCGTTATCCTGAAGACAACTTTGTGGCGGTCTAATGTCTAAGCCTCTACAAAGTTACAGTCTTTCAGCACCAGGCTTCTATGGCCTGAACACTGAAGATTCTCCCCTTGATTTAGGGGCTGGCTTTGCTTTGGTTGCGACTAACTGCATCTTGGATCAGTATGGTCGTATTGGTGCTAGAAAAGGCTACACAAAGGTTAACCCCTCTTCTGGCAATCTAGGTGCTAATGATGTGGGTGTTATCCATGAATTAGTGCAAAACGATGGCACTTTGACTGTCCTGTTTGCGGGTAATAACAAGCTATTTAAACTTGGTACTGCTAATGCTGTGACTGAGTTGACCTATGGTGGTGGCGGTACTGCTCCTACTATTACGGCATCTAACTGGCAAACTGCATCTTTGAATGGGATTGCATACTTCTTTCAAACTGGTCACGATCCTTTGATCTATGACCCCGCTGTTAGCACAACAACATTTAGACGAGTCTCTGAGAAATCAGGTTATGTAGCTTCTGTACCTTCAGCCAACATTGCCATTTCAGCGTTTGGTCGTCTGTGGGTGGCTAATACATCTACAGACAAAGTAACTGTTACCTTCTCTGATCTGATTGCAGGTCATGTGTGGGGCGGTGGTACTTCAGGCTCATTGGATGTATCACGGGTCTGGCCTAATGGTGCTGATGAAGTGATGGGATTGGCAGCGCACAATGATTTCTTGTTTATCTTTGGTAAACGACAGATTCTTGTTTATTCTGGTGCTTCAACACCCGCATCCTTGGTTCTGAGCGACACAATTGGCTCTATTGGCTGTATCGCTAGAGATACCATTCAAAGCGTTGGTTCTGATGTGATTTTCTTGTCAGATTCAGGTGTTCGTTCACTCATGAGGACAATCCAAGAGAAGTCTGCACCACTTAGAGACTTGTCTAAGAACGTGCGTTTTGACCTAAATTCATCATTACTTGGCGAAACATTGGCTAATCTGAAGTCTGTTTACTCAGAAAAAGAAGCCTTTTATTTGCTAGTTTTACCCGCTACTTTCCAAGTTTATTGCTTTGATACCAAACAATCTTTACAAGATGGTGCTTCCCGTGTAACCAAATGGGACTCTATTGCACCAACTGCTTTACGTTCTTTGCGTAATGGTGACTTGTTAATTGGTAAAACTGGCTTTATTGGCAAGTATGGCGGTTACTTAGATGACACAACAACGTACCGATTTGCGTACTACACTAACAATGCTGACCTTGGAAACCCTAATCAGATTTCCATTCTTAAGACTATTTCGGCAATTGTAATTGGTGGGTCTAATCAGTTCTTAACTATCAATTGGGGATTTGATTATTCTGGTGCTTACCAAGCCCAAAATATCTACATTCCTACTCAAGCAAGTTATGAATATGGCACTGCTGAATACAACATTGCTGAATACACAAGTGGTGTGCCAATTAAGACATTGAGAGCAAACGCATCTGGTGCGGGTAAGATTGTCCAAACTGGTTATGAAACAACCATTAACGGCACACAGTTATCCCTTCAAAAGATTGAAATTCAAGCCAAAGATGGCAAAATGGCCTAAGAGGTAAAACATGAGTAATTACACCAAAACCACTAACTTTGCGACTAAAGACAACTTATCGCCTGGCAATCCCTTAAAGATTGTCAAAGGTACTGAGATTGACACTGAGTACAACAACATTGCTACTGCTGTTGCGACTAAGACAGACAATGCTTCTGCCGCAATTACTGGTGGTTCTATTACAGGTATTACCGATCTAGCGGTTGCTGATGGCGGTACTGGTGCTTCTACGGCTACTGCTGCTTTGAACAACCTTTTGCCTACCCAAACAGGTAACGCAAATAAGTATCTTCAGACTGATGGCACTAACGCTACATGGGATGCAGTAAGCCTTTCAACTTCCGACATTACTGGCACTTTGCCCGTTGCAAATGGTGGTACTGGTGTAACTAGCTCAACAGGTACAGGCTCAGTTGTTCTTTCAAACAGCCCTACTTTGGTGACTCCAGCATTGGGAACTCCTGCTTCTGCGACTTTGACAAACGCCACAGGATTGCCGATCTCTACTGGTGTTAGCGGTTTGGGTACTGGTGTTGCTTCTTTCTTGGCTACGCCTTCATCTACTAACTTGGCTTCTGCTGTTAGTGATGAAACAGGTAGTGGTGCTTTGGTGTTTGCCAATAGCCCAACATTGGTCACTCCTGCCCTTGGAACGCCCTCTAGCGGCACTTTGACCAATGCTACTGGCTTGCCTATCAGCACAGGTGTCTCGGGCCTTGGAACAGGCGTAGCAACCTTCCTAGCGACTCCTTCAAGTGCAAACCTTATCTCTGCTGTAACAGATGAAACTGGCACAGGCTCTTTGGTCTTTGCAACATCTCCTACATTGGTGACACCTGCTTTAGGTACACCTTCTAGCGCAACATTGACTAACGCTACAGGTCTTCCAATTGCTACAGGTGTATCTGGTTTAGGTACTGGAGTTGCTACAGCCTTGGCTGTGAATGTTGGCTCTTCTGGCGCACCTTTGGTAAATGGTGGTGTGCTTGGTACTCCTTCAAGCGGTACAGCGACTAACTTGACAGGCTTGCCTTTGTCTACAGGTGTAACAGGAACTCTCCCTGTTGCCAATGGTGGTACAGGTCAGACTAGCTACACAGATGGTCAGTTATTGATTGGCAACTCTACTGGTAACACTTTAACCAAAGCCACTCTGACTGCGGGAACAAACGTCACGATTACTAATGCCGCAGGTGCAATTACGATTGCTGCTACAGGTGGCGGTGGTACGGGTGATGTTGTTGGCCCTGCATCCTCTACTGACAATGCTTTTGCTCGCTTTGATAGCACAACAGGTAAGTTGCTTCAGAACTCAACTGGTGCGACATTGAGTGATACTGGTGCGGCTGTGTTTACAGGGGCATTAGATGTTCTTGGAAACTCAACGGCTGGCTCTAATCTGAAGCTGTATGAAGACACAGATAATGGCACAAACTATGTATCGTTTAAAGCACCAGATACGATTGCCGCAAATGTAACTTGGACACTCCCAAGTGCTGATGGCACAAACGCACAAGTCTTGCAAACCAATGGCTCTGGTGTTTTGTCGTTTGCAACAGTAAGTGGTGGAGGTTCACCTGGTGGGTCTACTACTCAACTGCAATACAACAACGCTGGTGCTTTTGGTGGAATCTCTGGAGTCACCACAGACGGCACTCGAATGACTGCCTCAACTACTATTGGTGTTGGTGGTGCTACGCCATCAACTTCTGGTTCTGGCATCACATTCCCCGCAACTCAATCAGCATCAACAAACGCTAATACGCTAGATGACTATGAAGAAGGTACTTGGACACCGATTTACACAACGGATGGAACTAATTTCACAAGCGTTACGTACAACACTGTTAATGGGAATTATACAAAAATAGGCAATGTGGTTTCTATCCGTTTTAGAGTGCGGGCTACTGCATACACGGCAGGTTCTGCAAGTGGGAATTTAGTGATTGGAGCACTGCCTTTTTCGGCACTTGCCGCTGGAGGAGCTGGAGGTTTTCTTGGTACAGTGCAAGCTACTGGCTTCACAACAAATCAACCATGTCAGGTTCAACCATACGGAAACATTGCCTATTTAGCATTTTTACTAACTTCTAACGGAACAGCACAAACAGCAACCTACACAACAATGTCATCCAGTGCAGACCTTGCTTCTGGTGGAACGTATTTAGTCTAAGGAAACAACATGAAATCACTAATCATCGATCAAATTGAAGTAACCAACAATGGTACTGTCCAAGTGCGTATGCACAAGCTATCTAGCGATGGAGACTTGTTGGGAAATCACCGCACATCTTTGCCCCCTGCGGCTGACATCAACGCTCAAGTTTCCGCAGTAAATTCACACATGGCAACAGAGAACTACTCAGCCATACCTGATGCTGATGTTGTCAAACTGACTGCAATCTGCAATGCGGCTTGGACGACAGAGGTAGTAGCGGCTTATCAAGCGGCACAGGCTGCTGCTGAAGCGGCTCGTAACGCATAAAGGAAATAGTCATGGCAACACAATCAGAAATCAATGCAGCATTGGGGTTGCCTCCTGGTATCAATCCAGATGGCTCTTGGAATGCTCAAGACTACATGGCTCGTAGGGTTGCGGGACAAGTTGACACTCAGGCTCAAGTAGATGCGGCTCGTGCTTCTGCTCAAGCAGAATTGATGAGAGCACCTGGTCAATCGGTAACAGATGCCTCTGGAAGAGAAGTTCAATTAACATCCTACAGACCAGGCTTTGATCCTAGCAACATCACAACTCAAACATATTTGGGAGAGTTAGAGGCTAGGGGTGGGATGGA